TAGAGGACGCGCGCCAGGCCATGCTCGGCCTCGGCTCGGTGGTCGTCTCGGAGCTCGGCTCGCTGCCGGGGCGCCTGGCGCACGTGATGCAGGAGTCGAGCGATCCCGCGGAGGCACGAGAGCAACTGGATGACGAATGCCGACGGGTACGAACTCGAATCGCTGACCGACTCGAGGCTGCACAGGGCAGTTTCGGCGACGGCGAGACTGATTCGTCCGCCGCCGAAGCGGACGCCGTGGCAGTGGGCTGAAGCCAAGCGCGTTCTGCCGGACGACTCGGCCGAGCCCGGCCCGTTCCGCGCCGAACGCGCGCCCTGGATCCGGGAGATCAACAACCGTGTTGCGTCGCCGCACCATCGCATGGTGGTCGCGGTGATGGGCGCGCAGATGGCGAAGACCGACGGCATCCTGCTGAACACGCTCGGCTGGAAGCTCGACGAGGATCCGCAGCCCTGCATCTACTTCGGCCCGACCGAAAAGAACGTCAAGTCGATCAGCAAAGACCGCGTCGACAAGATGTTCCGGACCACAGCAAGCCTGTGGGAGGGCCTGGCCAAGGGCAAGGACGACACGGTCTACGAGAAGTTCGTCAACGGCATGCGGCTCGGCTTCGGCTGGGCCGGATCCGGCTCGGAGCTCGCCAGTCACCCGGCTGCACTCGTGCAGATCGACGAGCGCGACCAGATGGACGACGTGAAGGGCCAGGGTGATCCGGTCAACCTAGCCAAGGCCCGCACCTCGACGTACCCGAACGGCAAAGTGCTGGTTACGTCGACGCCGACGGAGGGCGCGGTCGAGACCGTAACGCTCGACACGGGGTTCACGCACTGGGAGCCGGCAGCCGGCGACGACATCCAGTCGTCGATTTGGCAGCTGTGGCAGGACGGGACGCGCTTCGAGTGGGCGTGGCCGTGCCCGGAGTGCGGAGAATACTTTATCCCGAGATTCGATCTGCTGGTCTGGGAGGAGAAAGCGGATCCCGAGCGCGCGCGGCACACCACGCGCATGGCCTGCCCGAACAACGGCTGCGAGATCGAGCACCGCCACAAGGGCACGATGAACTGCCGCGGGCGATTCGTCGCCCCGGGCCAGTCGATCGACGAAGACGGCACGGTCGTCGGCGACGAGCCGGCCAACAGCATCGCCTCGTTCTGGGTCTCCGGGTTGTGTTCGAACTGGGTGTCTTGGGGCGAGCGGGCGCACGACTACGTGAAGGCCGCGCGCACCGGCGACCCGGGCGAAATCCAGTCCGCGATCAACACGGGCCTCGGTGAGCTCTACCGCATCCGCGGTGATGCGCCGCCCTGGGAGAACGTCCGCGAGTGCGCGGCCGGCTACATGCTGGGCGACGTCCCCGAGGACGTGCTGATGCTTACGTGCGGCGTCGACGTCCAGCAGAACCGCCTGGTCTACGGCGTCCGCGGATGGGGCGAGGGCATGACCTCCTGGCTCGTCGACCGCGGCGAGCTGTGGGGCGAGACCGATCAGCCCGGCGTCTGGCGCGCGCTCGCGAACCTGCTCGATTCGCAGTACAGCGATCTCGGCATCGCCCTGATGCTGGTCGACGAGGGATTCCGTACGAACGAGGTCTACGAATTCTGCCGCCAGCACCGCGGGCGAGTAGCGCCGGCGAAAGGGCGCGCGAACCTCGACAAGCCGTACAAGGCGGCGAACGTGGATGTGAACGTCCGCGGCAAGGTTATTAAGGGCGGCCTGCAGCACTGGATCCACGACGACGAGATCGGCAAGGCCTGGGTGCATTCGCGCATCGAGTGGCCGGCCGACCAGCCCGGCGCTTGGTTTCTTCCGTCGGACATCGACGAGGACTACTGCAAGCAAATCGTCTCTTGGCAGCGGGTGACGAAGCCGTCGGGCCGCACGCTCTGGCTCAGGGCGCGCAAGGACGACCACTACCTCGACGTCGAGGTGCTCGCACTGCTGGCCGCTCGTATCAAGAGCGCGGATCGGCTGCGCAAGCAAAGTGATGGCCGCGCTCGCGCGAAAGTCGACAGTCGAGAGCGCAAGCAAAGCGGCAAGAAAAAGTCGTCCGATTGGATCGGTGGCGGCAGTGGAGGGAAGTGGCTATGAGTCGATCAACTGTGACGATCCAAACTGAGCTCGACAGTATCCGCACGGCGATCGATAGCATCGTACATGGCGAAGTGTCGCAGGCGTCGATTGGTGATCGCAGTGTAACAAAGCTGGACCTGGAACAGCTGCGTAAACGCGAAAAGGATTTGATTCATGAGCTGAATCAAGCACGCGGGATTCGTCGGTTTAGTCGAGCGAAGTTTGTAGAATGAATTTCTTTGACCGATTGATTCAGCCGATAGCGCCGAAATGGGCGCTAAGGCGTGCGAAGGCCCGAGCCGAATTGAGCCGAGTCCAGGCGGCGTATGAAACGGCAGAGCGCACGCGCACGCGCAAAATCAAAAAGTCTGAGGGCGGACCGGACAAATCGGTTGAGCAAGCAGGCAAGACGATCCGCGAGCAAGCGCGCCATTTTGACGAGAATCACGATCTTGTCAACGGTGTATTGACGTGTTTGGTCAACAACGTCATTGGGCCGAACGGAATTTCGGTCGAGCCACAACCGAAGACGCGTGACGGTGAGATCCACGCAGATTTTGCCGCACGTATCGATCGTCTCTACCGCGAGTGGAGCCAACGTCCGGAGGTAACTTGGGAACATGACCGGGCAGCGATGGAGCGCATGGAAGCGCATGTGTGGTTCCGTGACGGTGAGTATTTCTTGCAGCAGTTGCCGGGCAATGTGGCGACGCTCGAACACGGTACGCGCGTGCCGTTTTCGGTTGAGCTGCTTGAGGCCGATATGGTCCCGATGGATCTGTTCGATGATGTGAACGGGATATTCCAAGGCATTGAAAAGAACAATTGGGGCCGACCGCGAGCTTATCACGTTTATTTCAATCATCCGGGCTCACCGTTTCGCTTTGATCGACGACTAAAGCGTGTGCCGGCAGATCGGATGTTGCACCCGAAACACGTGAAACGTTTCCGCCAGACACGTGGTGTGAGTGTGCTCGCGTCAGTGATGGCACGCTTACACGACCTCAAAGACTACGAGGAGTCCGAACGAGTAGCGGCACGCATCGCGGCAGCGATGGGCTTTTATATCAAAAAGGGCACACCGGATCTGTACGAGTCGAGCGATCAAAACGACGACGATGAGCGCGAGTTCCCGATCGAGCCCGGTATGGTTTGGGACAACTTGCGAGTCGGCGAGGACGTTGGCACGTTTGAGGCGAATCGTCCTAGTCAGATGCTGCCAGACTTCCGTAATGCGATGCTCAAAGCCGTATCGTCAGGCACGGGAACGAATTTTTCAACTGTATCGCGTGAATATAACGGATCATTTAGCGCGCAACGTCAAGAGCTTGTCGAGCGTTTTGTCGATTACTCGGCGCTGACTGCAACGTTTGTCGGTCAGTCCGCGCGACCCAATTATGAGCGGTTTTTGCAGGCAGCTACCGCCGCAGGGGTTTTGCGTCGACCACGAGACCTGGATCCACAATCTCTGTTCGATGCAGAGTTCCGTGGACCGGTCATGCCGTGGGTTGATCCAGTCAAGGAAGCTAAGGCGGCCGAGTCGATGGTGCAAGCTGGATTCAAGTCGCGTTCGCAGGTCATTCGTGAGCGCGGCGGTAATCCACGAGATGTCGACGCGGAGATCCGTCGCGAACGCGAGGGTAGCCCGGACTTCACGACGACGCCGAAGCCGGATGGGAGCTTTTGATGCCTGAGCCGACGCCCGATGAAGACCACGACACGTTTATTGAGCGGTGTATGGCAGACGAGGAATCGCGCGAAGACTTCCCCGATCCAGAGCAGAGGCTCGCGTTCTGCGAGTCGCAATGGGAGCGCAGCATGACGCAGGGCAACTGGTATGAGATCAAAGCGCAAGCTGGTGAAGATGTGGCATCGATCCACTTGTTTGGCGACATCGTCTCGTCACAATTGTTTGACGACGAGGTTGGTGCCAAGGAGTTTATCGACCAGCTCAACGCGCTAGAGAAATCGCGCATCGAGCTAACAGTCAATAGCCCAGGCGGCTCGGTCTTCGCTGGCGTTGGGATCTACAACGCGCTACTGCGTCATCCCGCGCGAGTTGAGGTACATATCGACGGCCTCGCGGCATCGATCGCCTCGGTGATTGCGATGGCGGGCGACCAAGTAACGATGGCTGACACCGCGCTGCTGATGATCCACGACCCATTCACAATGACTGCCGGCAATGCGGAGCAGCTGCGCCAGGATGCGGACGTACTCGACAAAATCAAGGAGACACTGCTCAACGCCTACCAGCGGCGCGCAAACTTGAGTCGCGACGAGATCGCAGCGGCAATGAAGGTAGAGACGTGGTATGGCGCAGCAGATGCGCTATCGGTTGGTTTTGTTGATTCGATCTTCCGTGGCCTTGAAGCTGCGGCGACTATCGATCCGGAGCGGTATGCTAACACCCCGCGACGGGTCATGGCCCAACGTCCAAAGGAGGACAAACCTATGGCAAAGCAACGCAAGCGCGGGGTGTGTCCGGTAAAAGCCGGTGAAAGCCTCGCGGCCGAACTTCAACGTCTGATCGAGGACCAGGTTACTGAAGAGCGCTCCGCGCAAGACGTTCAGGAGGATATGGCTCAAGCCGCCGGTATTGATCCGTCGACGGTTGATGGGATTTTGAATGCAGAAATCAATTGTCCACCGCGACAGCGGCTTGAAGGCTTCGCGGAAGTCCTGGACACAAGTACCGACGCACTTATCCGCTCGGCAGAGCAGGATGGGTGTGACTACAGCGACGAAGGCAACCGAGGAGATACTACCATGTCGCAGAAGGCCCAGGCCGCACAGGCCACCGATGAGGCCCGGCAGCAGGCCCGGGCTGAAGAGCAGGAGCGGATCGACGGCATCAAAGCCGTCTTTGACCGCTTCCCGCAGATGACCAAGCTTCGCCAGGATTGTGTGGAAGATACTAACTGCACGGTTGAGCAGGCGACACAGAAGGCGCTCGATGCGCTGGCGCAAGACGCAACCCCGCTAGGGTCCGACGTGTATGTTCGTCAGGACGATAGCGACAAGTTCCGCGCGGGCGCGACACAGGCAATCCTTGCCCGTGCAGGCGTCGAGAAGCCCGATCCGGCGAACGAGTTCCGCGGCTCCGGGTTTCTCGGTCTCGCGCAGGCCGCGCTGGATCGATGTGGTGAGCGTCCACGTGGCTACTCGAAGGACGCGATTATCAATGCCGCGATCACTACTTCGACCTCCGACTATCCGGTAGTGCTTGAGGACGCGCTGCGTAAGTTGCTGATGGATGCGTTTACTACAGCACCGCGCACGTGGGCCGAGTGGTGCCGTGTCGGTGATCTGACCGACTTCCGCACGCATAATCGGCTGAAGCCGGGTACGGTCGGCAGTCTTCGGAAGCTGAAGGAAAGTGGTGAGCTTGAACACAGCCACATGCCTGACGCAGTCAAGGAGACCATCCAGGCGGATGAGCGTGGGCTGATCGTGCCGATCTCGCACGCGATGATGGTCAACGATGACCTCGGCTATTTCACACAGATGGCGCGTGAGCTTGGTCGTGCAGCAGCGCAGACCATCGAGAAAGCCGTCTACGATGAGCTCATCGCGAATCCCACGCTCAACGAGAACGGCAATGCGCTGTTTTCTTCCGGCAATAACAATCTCGCTTCGAGTGGTTCGGATATTACTGCGACATCAGTGGCCGCTGCGAGAGCAGCGATCCGCAAGCAGAAGGATCCGAGCGGAAACGAGTTCATTGCGCCTGCGATTCAGACGCTTCTGGTTCCCGAGGAGAAGTGGGATGTTGCGCAGCAGGTGATGACCTCGAACGTCGATCCGTCGAAGTCGAATCAGGCGACCAACATTGTGCAGAATCTTGCCAGTGTTGTGTCGACTCCGCACCTGTCGGATGACTCGACGACTGCTTGGTATCTCCTGGCGAATCCCAATGACGCTCCTATCATGGAGGTCGGATTTGTTAACGGTGAACGTGAGCCGCAGATTGTCGAGCGCGAGGCATTCCCGCAGCGTGGCGTGCAGTTCCGTGTTACCCATGATTGGGGCGTGTCGGCTGTCGGCTATCGCGGCGGCTTCAAGGATCCGGGCGCATAATGTCCGGCTGACTCAGAGCAGTCCTGACTCTGTCGGGACTGCTTCTTTTACCTTCTGGTTTTATCGAAGAGGACATAGTGATGACTACGAAATTCGTCAAGCCGGGCGACGTGCTGGAGTACAGCAACACGACCGGCAACGCGATCAACAGCGGCGACGTCGTCGAGGTTCAGAATACTGTCGGTGTGGCGCTGGCTGATATTGCCGACACCGAGTCGGGCTCCGTTCAGGTGGCGGGTGTGTTCGACTTGCCGAAGGTGTCAGGTACGGCATGGACCCAGGGCGATACGCTCGACTGGGATACGAGCGAGGGCGCATTCGACAAACTTAGTTCGCCAGCGACGGGCGATATTACTGGTGTCGCGCTCGCGGGTGCGGATGCAGCGTCGGGCGATACGACGGCGCGCGTGCTACTTGTACCGCTTGCCGGCACTATTAACTAATCCATGAGTGATCCGTTTGCAACGGTGACGGCCGACACTCTCTCAATTTTAGGGGTGTCGGCTGTTTTCAAGCCGCAGTCAGGATCGGATATTGATACAAACGTCGTGATCGATACTGATGTGGAGTCGGTGGGTGATCAAGTTCATGTCGCCGAGGATTCAGTAGTGCTCTTGGCACGGCGAGCAGATGTGGGTATTCCAGCACCGGGTGATATATTTACTGTCGACGGGAGCGACTATACAGTCGACGGTATTCCGGATGATGACGCTGGCGATCAATACTTGATTCGGCTGATTGTACGATGACTGTTCAGGCGTTGCGCTCACTGTACGAACTGGAGACACGATTGACAGATGTTCGCACGGCCAATGGCTACCATACGAATGCCGGCGCGCGCGTGTTTTTAGGGCGGACCTTTTTACAACAAGGTGATGTGCCAGCGTTGACGATTCGTCCCGGAGAAGACGAGGGCGACGTTGAGGTTAATGCGTCGTTGTATCAAGAGACAGTCGCGTACGAGATCCACGGCATCTGTGAGGCAGATCCTGATAGACCGTTCGAGGCGGGCCATCAACTGGCTGCGGATATTCGTCGTGCAATCTATCGTGCGCGCACCGTTGATTTTGAAGATCTGGACGGTACGGCAGCGCGCATCGAACCAGGCGGGACTGTGGTCAATGAGGCGGATGCTGGCAGCAGTTATTGCGAAGTCACCGTGGCGCTACGACTGACCTATACCGAGCGCTTCGGCGAGCCCGACCAACCGGAGTAATCATGAGCAAGCGAACCAACGGCGAGGATGTGGTCCTCGACGTGCCGGTGAGGTATGCCGGCGCGCCGTACGAGGCGGGCGAAACAATCGCCGTCAAGCCGCATGACGCGCGCTGGCTGGTTGAGGGCAAGCGCGCCCACCGGCCACGCAAGACTTCCCAGACAACCCAGAGCGAGGTAAGCAACGATGAGTAGGCCGAGCGGTAATGACATCAAGCTGGGGCGTGGCGAGATCTTCGTTGACGCCGAGGATAGTGCGGGCGATCTGACCGGTGAGCGGTTTTTGGGCGATTGTCCCGCACTCACAATCAACGGTTCGGTTGAGCGGACAGAGGTGTTTAGTTCAACGGGGCCGACGCGGGAAAAAATCGCAGATATTCCGACACAGGTAGATCGTTCGGGTTCATTGACTTGCCAGAACATCTCTATGGAAAACCTGGCACTGCATTTGATCGCTAATGTTAGCGAGACCACGCAAAGCAGTGGGTCGGTTTCTGACGAGCGTCCGATCCAGAATCCTGTTCAGGGCGGTCAGTGGTATCAGGCCGGCCAGACCAGCAGTGATCCTGTTGGCGCGATGGACATTAGTAGTTTTACGATGACCATCGACCCGGATGGTTCGGCGACGAGCGCAACCGAAGGTACCGACTATGAGGTCGATCTCGCGCTCGGACGTTACTACATTATCCCGGGGGGCGGTGCAGCCGGTGAAACGGTCAGCGTGAGTTATGACACTGCATCGGCGACATGGGATGTGCTCAAAACGGTTAATGACAAGCCGATCACAGGCGCATTGCGCTTCGTCGGTAAGAACGCCCGTGGCAGCGATCGTAACGTGTATATCCCGAAGATGGACCTCACGCCGAATGGTGATCTCGCGTGGATTTCTGCGCAGGACGTGATGCAGCTTCAGCTTTCACTGTCGATTAGTAAGCGCGGCGATCTGTCGCAAGTGTACGTTAATGGGCGGCCCGCCTGATGAGTGACGATGCAGATACGGTCTTTCCGTACACTACCGCCACGCTGGCGGATGGCCGGGCCATCACGGTGCATCAGTTGACCGCTGCGGGCGAGGATCGTGTGCGTAGTGACTTGGAGGTGATTGGTCAGCCGATGCGCGAGGCGTTCAGTGTTATCGATGACGCTGAACAAACAGCGCAACGGTTGCAGGGATTGGTATCGGACTATGGCCCACAACTCTCGCGCTTAGTGCGCGAGAGCACGGGTCTAACCCCTGACGACTGGGAACAGATCACGCTCGAAGATGCGCTCAATCTCAAATTGACTTGGCTCGGCGTGCATTTGCGCCCTTTAGCGTACGAGCGGATGATCGTGGCGACGATGGCCCACGCACTGTCACGTGGGGCGAAATCACAGCAACGCTCATCCGGGGCGGCTACGCCCGAGACCCCCGAGACTTGATCGAGCGTTATACCTGGGAGCAGATCCGGCTGTATTTTCGCGAAGAGCAGATTCGGGCTCGGGAGCAGATTGCCGATCTTGCGGTCGGTGTTAATCGTGGCTTCAGTGGACAATCCGTCGATCATCTACGTAGAGAGTGAATCATGGCTCGCAACGATCTGGATATCAAAGTTCGGGCACTCGTCGAGGGCGTGCGCGAGGTTCAGCAACTCACTCAAGAGGTCGACGAGCTCCAGAAAGAAGCAGGCCAGGAGGTGCCTGACTCGACGCGGCGGTATCGCCGAGGCGTTCGCCAGTCGCGCAGGGCGACCGAACAATGGAGCAGCAGCCTCAGCAAGGTTCGGGGTCTTATTGCCACGCTCGGGGTTGCCCTGGCCGCTCGGCGTTTAACGCAGTTCACGACGAATCAGCTTGGTGCAGCTGATGCGATTAATCAGACAGCCGAGAAACTAGGACTAACAAACGAAGAACTCCAAGAGTATCGTTTTGCCGCCGAACAAGTTAACGTCAATAATCGTGCGCTAGAGCAAGGAATCCAGCGGTTTTCGCGCCGCCTGGCTGAGGCGCGGCAAGGCAGTGGTGAACTGGCTGATACGCTGGAGCAGTACGATATCACACTCCGAAACGCGGACGGCACTAGTCGCCGCGCGGGCGAGGTACTACGCGACCTGGCCGACGCTGTCTCTGAGGTCGAGGATCCAAGTGAGCGCCTGCGTATTGCGTTCAAAGCATTTGATAGTGAAGGTGCAGCACTTGTCAACATCCTCAATCGTGGCAGCGAAGGACTCGACGAGTTTGCTCAACAAGCGCGTGATGCGGGCAGGGTCATTGATGGCGAACTGATCCGACAGTCGGCACGTCTGAACACTGAGCTAAGCAACTTTTTCGGCGGCATCCGTACGCAGATCCAAGCAGGGTTTCTTGAAGATTTTGTCGGTCAGACTGGCGATCTTCGTGATCTGATGACCGACGAAGAGTTCCGTGAAGACATGCGCGACGTCGGCAATTTGCTCGGCGCGATTGCGCGCGCGGCAGCCACGGCAGGCGCAGCGGTAGCGCGTCTCGGTGGCCGACTGCAAAGCGTTATTGAAGATGCGGGCGAATTGACGGGTGCGATCATCAGTGGTGACTTTACGCAGAGTTTGTCAGTTGTCGAGACGCGCATCCAATCCATCGAAGAGACGTTGGGCGATGACAGTGGTCGTCGTGGCGCAGGCGGGCTTCTTCGCTCGTCCCTGTTGTCGGCTGATGAGCGGGCTGCGCTCGAACGTGAGCTCGAACTGTTGCGCGAGCGTCGTCGTGAATTCCTGGCGCAGCGAGTAGATGCTCCGGACACGCTTAGTGAAACGTTGTCTAGCCTGCCTGGCCCCGGTGAAATCCAGCCCACGACCGATGTTGTTGACGACGTCGGTGATTCTTTCGATGATGCAGAGGACAAAGCGCAGAAGTTCCTCAATAGCCTTGAGCCGTTCACCCGTGGGCGCGTGCTCGGGTTTCAAGAGTCAATCATCACGCTCGACCAATTCAGCCAAAAGTTTGAATCGTTAGTACAGCAAGGCCGACGCGCATCGCTGGAGTTTGAGACGCTAGATGAGACGTTCGATCGTGTCTTTGAGGATATACCGGAACAGGCTGAGCAAAGTCAAAAGGAGTTCGAGGAGTTCGCGCAAGAAGCGGCACGTAACATGCAGCGTTCGTTCAGTGATTTTCTCTTTGATCCATTCGATCAAGGTCTGGATGGTATGTTGCAATCTTTTGCCCAAACGATCCAGCGTATGATCGCTGATGCTCTTGCCGCCGATCTGCTCAACACATTGTTTGGCGGTGCAAGCAACACGGAAGGTGGACAGACGCAGGCGCTCGTGCAAGGCTTCACATCATTGTTTGCCGGTAGCTTTGCCGGTGGCGGCGGTGGGATACAAACGTTGGGCCAAACGGTGGCCAGCCTGCCGAGTGCCGATGGCGGTGGGTTTACCGGTCCCGGCCCGCGCATCGGCGGACTCGACGGCCAAGGCGGATTCGCCGCGATGTTGCACCCGCAAGAGCGCGTGATCGATCAGACACGCGGCCAGGGCGCACAAACCCCGCAAGTTAACATCCGCACGATCAACGCGATTCGAGAGCAAGATATAGCGGACGCGATGGGGGGTGCGGCCGGAGAGCGCACCATCCTCAACGTAATCGGCAAAAATCCAGAGTCTGTTCGGGAGTCGATTGGCTGATGGCATTCGAGAACGCAATCGCCAGTGATTACTTGGACTTGCTTTCCAAAATTGAAACGCTGGCGAACAACAATGGTTGGACAATTCGCCGCTCTACGTATGATGCGGCGAATGGCACGGATGGCGAACTAATCCTAGAAGGGTCTGGGCTCTCCGGCAATGAAGCAATCGTTGTTGGATTTCGATCATACAGCGATTCCAGCAATGATCTATGGAATTGGGCTCTACGCGGCTTTACTGGATGGGATGATGTTGCATGGGACGATTTGCCTGGAGCGTCGAGCGAAGTCTACGTGCCGCTGCGTGACAACGACATCGAGTATTGGCTAATGATTAATGCGCAGCGCATCCTTTTGATGGCGAAAGTGTCTACTCGATACATGCACGCTTATCTCGGGTTTTTCGACAGCTACTCAACATCAAGCGAGTATCCGTACCCGATGTTTATTGGCGGATCAGCTAGGTTTGAGAACACAAAATATAGCGACAGTTCCGGATTTGGCGTGTATTGGAGCCCCACAATGGGCGACGGAGCTGGACAGTGGCGCCACCCGAACAATCAATGGCTTGCTCTCGATGCTGATAGCGCTGTAGGCCCGAGTCTTTGGCCGTGGTTTGAAGTATTTGATCACGTAAGTGTTGACTTGCGAGATGGCTTAGGCACTTATGTTCTTTTGCCGGCTATACTCAGGAATGACGATCAAGACGACGAGCGCGGTGTTGCTGGCGCATTAGACGGAGTGTACTGGACGACTGGGTTCGGGTTGTCTGTCGAGGATACGATAACGGTGAACGCTCAAGATTATATCGTCGGCCAGGCAGCTTCCTCGGCATCGGATGACGATCACTGTGCGTTGGAACTTGTGTAATGGCTTTTCGATCCGGCAATGCGGTAGATGTTTTCGCTTTACTTGACGAAATACGCCTTTTTGCGCGTGACGATTTAGGATGGACTGTTAATCGGTGGGCGAATGGCGACGAACTATCGTTAGAGCATAGCACCGGGCATTGGCATATTCGTGCGGCCAACGATGTGGGCAATCTGGATACGGTATCGGTCAAGTTTTCCGCGCCTGGGATTGCTGCACGTTCGTCGGTCGATTTTGACAGCAACGCAGATTGGCTGTCACACCCAGGTGATATGGGTTCATCTTCGGCCGTCTTGGGTTGCCTTCACAAAGGAGATGGAAGTGCAGCCTATTGGTTGTTTGGCGAATCGGATTATGTGCATGTCGTTATCCGGTTCGGGCCAGACCGTTATTCGCACCTCCATATGGGTATATTGAGCAAACTCGGTTCGTGGACAGGCGGCGCTTATGTATGCGGCACATCAGCCGAAAACCCCGATGAATCGTTCAATGATGAGGTTGTGTCCTGGACACAGCAAGATCATGGGGCAACGACGATACGTGCTGACATTGATGGACTCACGGATGCATGGCAGTCAGGAGACGGCGCTGCTGGTCGAGAGATTGGCAGAGGACTTGATGACAATCAGTTCCAGTCGCTTTTACTCCCTATATTGCAGTCGGCCCCATCGGTTTGGGATGTGCGTTCGCCGTTGTTTCCATGCTACGTTCTGCTACGTCGAGACAATAATCGCTTTTCAATTGGTGGATCGCCGAAAGGTATGCGCACGCTGAATGCGCGGTTTATTGCTGCGGAGCAGACGCTCGTTGTAGGATCCGATACGTGGCACGTCTTCCCGTTCCACGAACAAAGCGGTAATTTCGCGTTTGCCTATAAGGACGTCTGACGATGGCGAACGTCTCCGGCGTATTTGGCCAAGAGATCCTTGTAACGCCAGGGCGCGGACCAGACCTCGCTACGGTGAGCGCCACCAAAAGTGCATCGGTGACAAACCGCGTCACTGTAATCAATGTCTTGTCCGACACCGTCGATGGCGACAAAGCCGCATCGCACGGTGATCAATGGTTTGGCCGTCTGCATGCGGCGCCGAGCACGCAACGATGGGGGACCGTTCGCAATCCGAAGTCGACCAGCATTGAGATATATAATGCGGGCGACGCGACGGAAACGGTCGACCAGATTGCGTCGCAGGACAATGATGGCTTGGCTATTGACGGCCCATCGCTTCCAGCCGACGTGTTGGCACGCTCGTCTGTCACGTTCGAGTTGTCGGTCAGTATGCAGGGGCCGCGGGTCATCGATGCTCGCTACACGTTTGAGTCGAGTACAGAAGCGCTGCTGCTGGTCGTCGGTGAGAGGCTGATCGCGCGAATTTGGCGGCTCGCGCCGAATTGGACTGATCCTGTTCGCGAACGCTGGCAGTGGCGTACCGATTTGCAGCAAGCCAAGTCCGGCGCTGAGTCGCGCCGACCGGTCTATCAAAACCCGCGTCGTGCACTAGAGTGGCGAATTACAACGCGCGATATCGTGATGCTGGATCGTATGCTGTCGGGGTGGCAGTCGCAGCCGTGGGCTGTACCCCGCTGGCTCGATGAAACGAAGCTCCAGGCTGACGTATCCGCTGGCGACACGACGCTGTCCCTCGATACAAGCGTCGGCGAGTGGCGCGCCGGCGAGCAAGTTGTTCTGCTGCGGGGCCGGGACGCAGAGGCGCCTGTGGTTGATTCGGTTGGCGTTGATAGCCTTACGCTCGATACTGCGCTTGAGCAAGACTGGCCCGCGGGGACGGCTGTGTATCCCGCGCGTTTGATGCGCTTGCAGTCATCCATCCAGTTGTCGCGGCCTACGTCCGGCATCGTCGACGGCCAAATCCAAATGATTGCCGATGAGGACACGTCAACACCGCTGACCGGTAAGGATAGTCAGACCCAATTTGAAAACGATCCGGTCTACCTGAAAGAGCCTAATCGGGCGCGAGCGGCGTCTTCGACCTATGAGCGCGATGCGGATCGGATCGATTCTGAGGTTGGTATTGTCTTGGTGGACGATCCGACGCGCGACCCATTTCACGTCCACGAGTGGGAATATACCCTGGTATCTCGCACAGAGGTCGATGCGTTTGTCCGCTGGTTACTGGCGCGTCAGGGCCAAGCCAATCGGTTTCGCTACCCAACATGGTCGACCGACATGACGCTTATAAGAGACATTGATCCCGGCGATGCGCAGATCATTATAGATCCCATCGATTGGTCACGTTGGTATTCCGGAAAACGAAATCGTGATGTGATCGCGATTGAGGCGTCTGATGGCCGTTGGCGATTCGGTCGAGTAACCGGCGCGTCAATCTCTAATGGGCAAGAGACGCTCTCGCTTTCCGACAGCATTATCGGTACTGACGAAGATGCTATTCTTGTCGCAAACGTGCGGCGATTAGGTTGGCTTGAGCTTGTGCGAATCAACAGTGATCGTGTCGAGCTTGTTTGGCTCACATCCTCGGTGGCAGAGACAGCGCTAACGCTGCGTGGAGTCGAGTCGTGATCGCTGAGCTGTACCGGTTTACGCTCGCGGGGACGAGCTACTTCTTTGCCGATGCGCAATCGCCGATCGTTTATCAAAACCAGGAGTATCGGCCCGAGTATATCCGGCGCGATGCCATCAAGGGTACATCGGAAATTGCGCGCTCAGGCCAAAAAATACGGCTGGCTCGGGACAATGAATTCGCTGCCCTATTCGTTGGACCGCCTCCGACGCGCGTAGCAGAGGTCGATATATTCCGCCAGGAAGATGGCACCACCGCGCTCATCTACTCAGGCCGAGTATTGACCGTCACTCGACGCGGCAGTGAGGCCGTCGCTGATTGTCAGTCGATTTTCGCCAGCCTTCGACAGACAGGTGTTCGGCGCCACTACCAGCGCCAATGCACGCATACGCTGTACGAGCCGAATAGCTGTCGTGTGAACAGATCGGAGTTCCAAGTTCAGGCGACTCTATCTGCGATCGATGGTGTGAGCGTATCAGCCGATGCGTTCGATACAAAGCCGGACGGTTGGTTTACTGGTGGCGAGCTTAAATGGGGGCAAGCCCCGGAGCTTCGCTCTATCGTAGCGCACAATGGCGATACCATCACAATCGGCGCGCCCATCCCCGACGCAGAAGCAGGAGACACAGTGTCTGCGTTCGCCGGTTGCGACCACCTGTTCACCACCTGCCGAGACAAGTTCGACAACGAAGAAAATTACGGCGGTTTCCTCGCGATACCACGACGCAATCCCTTCGGCTCTGATCCGGTGTTCTAACTATGGCATGGCTGCAAATCGGCCTCGCGGTTCTGAATCTTGCACTCTCGTATTATCTGCGTCCGGACCCACCGTCCGGCCCTTCGCCAGCTTCGATCGAAGAGGTCGACGTGCCCACGGCGGAAGAGGGAAAGCCGGTTCCGGTCCTGTTCGGTCGAAGGCAGATCAAGGCGCCAAACGTAGTGTGGTATGGTGATATGAACACCGAGCCTATCAAGTCGTCAGGCGGTAAGAAGTGACGATTGTTAGGATCCATCACCTACGTCGTCTCGGCTATTGCGCACGCGGTGCACGCCGTTGGTCTGCGCGATGGGGATTCGACTGGAGTGACTTTGTTCACAACGGAATACCTGCGTGTAAATTGCGCGAGACTGGCGATGCGATGGCTATAAGCGCAGCAAAAGAGGCAGAGCGCGATGCCGGGCGGCGGTAAAAAGGTAACGGTCGGATTTCGATATTTCCTTGGCTTGCATCTTGGTGTATGCCAAGGACCGGTCGATGAAGTTAGCGAAATACGTGTGGGTGGACGAACAGCTTGGAAGGGTAATCTTGAGCAGACGCAACAGCTAACGATTAACAAGAATGGACTGTTTGGCGGCAAAAGCCGAGAGGGCGGAATCAGTGGCGATGTTGACGTTGAGTTCGGCGAAGCAACGCAGGCGAAAAACGACTATCTTCTGGACCAGTTTGATGATGTGCCGGCCCACCGAGGGATTCTCGGCTTGGTATTGCGCCAGGTCTATTTAGGCACAATACCCCGGTTCAAAGCGTGGGCGGTGACAGCGTCTCGGCAGCCGGAAAATTGGCCGGGCGCGCTTAGTGATCCGGACATCGGCGATGACGCCAACCCAGCGCACATCATCTATGAGTGCATTACGAGCGCGCGCTGGGGAATGGGCCACGACGATGCGCGCGTCGACACTGACAGTTTTGACAGCGCTGCGGGTATTCTGTCATCGGAAGGCTTCGGCCTATCATTCTTGTGGTCGCAAGACGACCAAAGCATAGATGATTTCATCAACGATGTTCTGCGCTACATCGATGCGTCTTTATATCTTGATCCAGACGACGGCCGGTTTCGCCTAAAGCTGCATCGCGATGATTATTCCGTCAGCAATCTTGAAGAACTGGGCAGAGACGATGTCGTTGAATTGCGCGATTTTTCTCGCCCATCCTGGGGTGATCTGACCAACGAGGTCACGATCATACACACTGACGGTGAGGGTGATACGCCCTCGTGGAAAGAGGCATCGATCACGCAGCAAAACATCGCGGTCTTCCGAGCGCAGGGCAATCGCGTGGTGCCGAAAACCGTGCGGTTTCCAGCGATCATGAAAGAAAGCCTGGCCAATCGCGTGTTGGCTCGTGAGCTACACCAACTATCGCAGCCTCTGGCCCGTGTCGACTTGACTCTGACCGCCGTCCACCGTAGTATCCGGCCCGGTGACGTGCGGATATGGTCGGATCCAGAACAAGGCGTCGAGCAACTCGTGATCCGCGTGGTCGAAGTGGACTACGGCACATTACAGGATGGGCGAGTGCGCGTCCAGGCAGTTGAGGATGCTTTCGCGGCGCGGGACGCCGTATTTGCGGACCCGAAGCCGACGGAATGGGTCGATCCGGCGAGTGAACCAGAATCGGCCCAACATCGTCGTCTCACTGAGGCAACGTATTTCCAGGTCGCACTGGAGGCAGGCGATAATCAAACGATCATCGGCGACCTACCGGACACCGCTGCATTTTTGACTACTCAAGCGGTTAAGCCCACAGCTGACAGTTTTGGCTATGAGGTGCATGTGAACGCGGGGGGTGGATTTGAGCAAAGCGGCGATAATGGCGACTTTACACCGACCGCTGTATTGAGTGCTGCGACCAAGCAGGAAGAAAGCAGCACTATCATAGTTGATTTGCAATCCGCGAAAAACTTATCTGTTGTAGAGTCCGACACATTCGCGCTGCTCGGTGACCAAATTGTCGCGGTACGCTCTATCAATACAGCGACCGGAGAACTCGATATTGACCAGGGCGTAATCGATACTGTGCCACAACCTCACAGCATCGGAGAGCGCATCTATTTCGCGCAAGACTTCGAGAGCATGAGTCGAACGGAATACAGCGATGGCGAAAGCATCGATGTCAAGATGCTCACGCGCACAAGCCTCGGTGAAATCGATCTCGCGAGTGCTCCCACGGACGCGATCACGTTTGACGCCCGGTTTATTCGTCCGTATCCACCGGGTCGGGTGCGTCTCGCCGGTGAAGCGTATCCAAATCTACTATTCGCCCCGCTCACCGTCACCTGGGCGCATCGCGACCGCACGCAGCAGACCGGGCCGTTGATCGCACAAGACGCCGGCGATATCGGACCGGAGCCGGGTACGACCTACACGCTCCGCGTGATCGACCGCAGCAATGGCCAACAGCTCGTAGAGAAAACCGGCATCACCGGCACCACGTATGACGACAGCGACGGTGCCGATACCCTCACACCGAACAGTGCACCTGTCGAGATCCGTATTGAGCTGTTGTCACAGCGCGACGGATATGACAGCTGGCAAACGCATCAGGTCGACACGGATCGTCGTGGGTATGCGTTCGTCTTTGATGATTCGGATGGCAATCTGACTTACGGAGGTTTCGCCGCTAATGCCTAAGACACATGACAATCTACCACTAACTTATGACTGGGCTGCTGGCGAGAACGTCAAAACCGGCATGGATGCGAACCTGCGCCTGCTCGGTGCCGTTGTGCAGCTATCCGTGATCAGCCGCACGAGCGACGAGCCTGATTCGCCATCAGACGGCGACCGCTACATCCACAACGGCGGCACTTGGAGCGTCGGTAGTGCGGATGACGTGATAGTGCGTATCGATGGCGCTTGGGAGGTTTATACGCCGTCGCAGGGATGGCAAGCGTATATCGTGGATGAGTCAGCGACCGTTGTTTTTGACTCAGGGTGGTTGCAGATTAGCGGAGGCGGAGGCGGCGGCGTCGACGCTGAAGATAATGGGACGCTGGTGGTTGATAGTGCTTCGGCAATCAATTTCGATGACGGTTTAAATGCTAGTGATGACGGTGATGGGTCGGCTACTGTGAAAGTTGCTGGAACCGTGCTGCGTGATGGCGACCTCGCTGCCAACGGCGGCACGGTGCCGGAAACGGATCGCACGAATACATTCGACGCGCTCATGCAAACGTTCCGGAACAATGATCGGTTGTGGCTAACATTCACGAATACCGCGATGCCGACCAATGATTCGGCGCGTCTGGAAATGAACGACTACTCAGATGTCGTCAAGCTACAAGCAGTACGTAACGGATCATTTCAATTTGACTGGTTTGTGCTGCATCCCGATGGCGGGGTCGCTATAGGTCAGAATGTCGGTAGTGAGGGACAGGGCACGATCAATGCCGAAGCTGTCTACGACGACGGCACTCAGCTCTCGGACTATGTGTTCGACAAATACCTCGGCAAGCAGACCTATGAGTACACCGACGAGGTACGGGCATACCACGATGCGCTGGACGAGCGGTGGTTTGATCCGGCGTCCTATGCGGACTATTGGCAGGAGCACCATCGACTGCCCGGAATGCCCGACCTCGATGATGTCATTGACGGCAAGGTCAAGGTCGGCCATGGCAAGCTGATCCAGCAGTTGATGCAGACTGCCGAGCTTCAAGCCATCCACATCGAACAGCTTCGGAAGCGCGTCGAGGCGTTGGAGAGTGAGAAATGACCAAAGCAAGAGGCCGCGCGAGCCTTGATTACACCGAGATGCCCCAGGTCAATAATAGCCCCATCGTCGAATCCGGCAGCAACAGCGACGGGGAATGGACCCGGTGGGCTGATGGGACGCAGATTTGCAACGCTACGGTAAACCTGACAAAAAGCGCTATTTCCAAGATAAATAAAAATTGGACGTTCCCGAAGTCATTTTCACAAAATCCTCATGTCTTACACAATTTAACGGTTGATAACTATTCTGCGACGCCAAGTGGTGAGAATTTATGCTTTCCGGCGACAGTGGGTTTATCATCGTCGGGTGTGGAACTTAGACATAATAGAATAGTAGGAACGACCGACTTCGCTGATGGCGATAACGCAGATACAAAAGCGCATGCTGTAGGGAGATGGTAACCATGCAGATCAAACTGAAAGCAACCGCCGATGCGCCGCTCTATGCGATCGACGGCGAGACAATCAACGGCTTCGACTTATCGCCGCTGGAGCACGGCGGCCAGTTCGTCGGCAACGATGAGACTGCCGCTGCCGGAATCCGCGATGCCGAGCGGGATGCGGACGGCGAGTTATGGGTCACGCTCAAGCAAGCAGTCGGGCCGGGGCATTGGACCGAAAGCGACTGGATGGACGCCAGCCAGTACGATCCGGATGTCATCCACGTCACCTACATCGACAAGCCGCACTCGGGCATCCCCTATGCCACCACGG